CCTAATAAATATTTAGATTCTAATATTGTATGCGATATTTATATTAATGATACTGCTGCATTAGAATTAAAAGTTCACGATGTTAAAAGACCTATTAGAAAATACCCTATTCGTAGAGAAGAAAGGTTTGGTGCTGTAGAATTGTATGAATTACCTCAGAAAAATTCAGATGAAGAAATTTACACTAATAGATACATTGGAGGTATTGACCCTTATGATTCTGACGAAGCTCCTACCTCTGTATCTTTAGGAAGTATTTTAATTTTTGATAGGATTACTGAAAAAATTGTAGCTGAATATACAGAAAGACCAGAAAAAGCTTCTGAGTTTTATGAAAACTGTAGAAGACTTCTTATGTTTTATAAAGCTAGAGGTTTAACAGAAAATAACAAATTAGGTATAGTCACTTATTTTGAACAAATGAAAAGTAGCTATTTATTAGCAGAAACTCCAGTACAACTTAGAAATAAACTTGAATGGAAAGCTAATTTAAATACTAGTTATGGCTATAATACTACCCAACAAACTAATAGGTATGGTGATAGTTTAATTGTACAATGGTTAAAGACTAATGCTTCTTTTGCACAAAGCTCAGAAGTAAAAAACTCTCACCAAATATATTCTTTAGCTTTATTAGATGAATTAATACAATTTAATCCAGATCCTAAATTAAATTTTGATAGAATTTCAGCTTTAAGAGCTGTACTTATTTATCATGATACTTTATACAAGAGTACTTTAAATTCTACCTCTGAAGCAGAAGAAGATAATGTAAATCAATGGTCCAATTACTTTAGTAAAGTTAATACTTTAAACAATTCTAATATTATGTATTCTCAAGATACTAATTCAGAAGTTAAAGCTAGAGATTATTCAAATTCTTGGATTGGTATGTTTGAAAAATAAACAGTATCTTTGTAACTTAAATTCACTTTAAAATGGACATAAAAAATTTGTCAAATACAACTCAATTTCCAGCACAAACTGTGCCTGATTCTAAGAAAACAGAAGCTTGGATGAAAGAGTGTGTGGATGCAGCTGAAAACCTATATACTTTTGATAACTCTCAAATTAGATCAGGTTTTTATAATAAAAGAATTAATCAAAACTTAAGAAATAATATATTAGTGCAAAATGATGTTGAAAGATTTTTAAATCCTTCAGGTATTAAAATATCTACAACTCCTGAAAGAATGTCACATCAAGGATTAGCTAATACTAAGATAATGTTGTTAAAAGGAGAAGAGTCTAAACGATTACGTAAGTATGACTTTAAAGCTTTTAAAACTTCTAACGATGATATGGGAACTTCTACTAAGGAGAATGAGATTAAAGAAATGATTGTACAAAAGTTACAAGATATTATTCAAAATCAAGACTTAGATGAAAAACAAATAGAAGCTGAACTACAAAAGATTCAAAAATATGCAAGATATTCTTATCAAGACTTGCAAGAAATTATAGCTAATAAAGTATTAAGATTTGAATACGAAAGAAATAATGTTGCTGATAAAATAGTTAATGCTTGGGAGCATTTATTAACTTTTGGTGAAGAAATTATGGCTGTTGAAGAATATGGAGATGATTTATATGTTAGAAATGTTAATCCTTTAAACTTATATGCTTTAATGTCACCAGATTCTAATATGATTGAGGATTCTGATGTTATTGTAGAATATAGTTATATGAGTGTAAGAAATGTAATAGATTTATATTACGATGAACTTACAGTTCATGAAATTAAAGGTATTGAAAATGGTTATGATGTTACCAATAGTGCAGGAAGTATCAAACCTGGATTTAACAGAGATATTTCTATAGAAGAAAGATTTGGTGTTGGTGTTGCGGATGGTAACCAAGGTTCTCCAGGATTTTTCTCAGGTGCTTTTGATATGCGAGGTAACGTAAGAGTTATGCGAGTATGTTGGAGAACTAGTAGAAAAATAGGTAAATTAAAAACCTATGATGAATTAGGAATGCCAGTTTTCTCAACTGTTCATGAAAAATATGAAATAGACAAATCTTTAGGAGAAGAAGTTGAATGGATTATTATTAATGAATGGATGGAAGGACATAAAATTGGTAATGATATTTATAAAAAATTAAGAGTAATTCCTTATCAACAACGTTCTCAATATAATCTTTCAGAATGCAGTCCTCCTTATACAGGAGTAATTGCTAGTTTTAATCAAAGTACAGTAATGTCTTTGTTAGATTATATGAAACCATTAGATTATTTATATGACATTGTTTTTTATAGATACCTATTAGCTCTTTCTAAATATAAAGGTCCTATTACTGTTATTAACAGAAGTATGATTCCTACTGAAATTGATCCTATTGCATATATGAACTTTGTTGATAGCACTAACTTAATGATGTTAGATCCTACTAATGAAATTCATAAAGGACCTAACCAAGGTAAAAGTGCAGGTATGTTTAATACTTTAACAGCTAGTGTTATTAATTCACAAATGGGCGAGTATGTTAGAAATCATATAGATATGCTTTCTTTTATTGAAAGCCAATTAGATAAAATATCTGGAGTAAATAATGCTAGACAAGGTACTACTGAAGGTGATGAAAAAGTTAGTGTTAATAACATGGCTTGGTCAGCATCTAATTCTATGACAGAACCTTATTATAGGTTACATGATCTTTTCAAAAGAAATTTAATGAAGAAGATTCTTAATGTAGCTAAATATGTTTGGAAGAAAAATCCTAAAAAAGGTGCTTATGTATTAGATGATATAGGCATTGAAATGGTTACAATGTTTGAAGATATTTCTGATTCAGAATATGATATACATGTTACCAGTGCTAGTGATATTGATGAAATTAAAGAGTTACTTAAATCTCTTGCACAAGCTGCAATGCAAAATGGTACTATGACTATGAGTCAAGCTGCTACTATGTATATGAAAGATAGTGTTTCTGGAATGTTAAGGTTCTTAGAAGAGAAAGAAGATGAAGCTAGTCAAAGAGCTAGTCAAGCTGCACAAGCTGAACAAGAAGCCAATGTTGCTGCACAAGCACAGGTTATGGAATTGAAATATGCTGAAATTGAACTTAAATACGAAGAACTTGATAGAATAGATATGAATAAAGCTCTTGATAGGCAAGCAGGTATTGAAGAAGAAGCTATTAGAGCTATGGGCTTTGCAAAAGATGCTGATGTTAATGATAATGGAGTACCTGATATTGCTGAACAAGCTAAGATAGCTTTAGGTAGAAATAAACTTGTACAAGATTCATATATAGCTGATAAGAAACTTAGAATGGATAAACAAATTAAAGATAAAGAGTTTTCATTAAAAGAAAAAGAACTATTATTTAAAGAAAAAGAGTTAGTTGAAAAAGCAAAATTAGAAAGAGAAAAATTAGCTAATGATTATAAAATAGCTAAACAAAACAAAAATAAGTATGATAAATAAAAGCTATAAACAGTATGTGCAAAGAGTATATATTGATTTAACTTTTATTAGAAATATAGTAACTTTGTAAAATAATTAAATAAAATTATGGAAGAATTAGAAAACCTAAGCACTGAGAACATTAAATTTGATTCTAAAGAAGCATTTGCTGAACTTGGAAACTTGTTTGATACTCCTAGCTTAGAAAAAGAAGAAGATACAGACATTGTTAAACCAACTAAAACTGTTGATGAACAGGATTTAGAAAATGAGTTTAAATTAGATAAAGAAACAGAAGAAAAAATTCTTCAACCAACAAAACCTGTTAAAAAAGAAGTAGAAAAAGAAGATAACGATGAATCTCCTTGGACTACTTTAGGAGATGCTTTTAAAGGTAATTTTTTAGAAGATTCAGATTTTGAAACAGAAGGTTTTAAGTTTGATGGAACTAAAGAATCTTTTTTAGAAATGTTAGAACGTAAAAGTTTTAAAAAAGCAGAAAGCTATTTAGATGAAATTATCGAAGATATGCCTTCAAAACTTAAAACACAAGTTAAAAGTTTTATTGAAGGATTAGATGAAGATTCAGCTCTTAGTTATGCAGATGAAATTTCTTTATATGAAAATGTAACCAGAGAATCTTTAACTGAAGATCCTGATAAAGCTAAAGCTATTTATCTTAAGACTTTATTAAATAAAGGATTTACTAAAGAAAAAGCTGATAAATATGTTAAACGTGCAGAAGATTTAGATGAACTAACAGATGAAGCACTAGATGGTGCTGAAGAAATGGTTAAAAAATTAAACGAAGATAAAACTAATAAAGCAAAAGCTAATGAAGAAGCTAGTAAAGCTTTTCAAGTTAAAGCTAAAGAAGATCTTGAAAAATTAAAAGTAGATATTATGGGTAGATCAGAGCTTATTGCTGGATTACCTACAAGTGATATAATTAAGAAAAAAGTCTATGAAAATATGACTAATATTGTGGGTAAAGATGCTAATGGAAAACCAATGACAAAATTGCAATCTATTGCTTCAAGAAATCCAAAAGATTTTGCAATACTATTAAATACTTTAGAAGTACTAGGGGTTATTGATATTGACAAAAATGGTAAGTTTAGTCCAAAGTTAGATAAACTAACTACTTACAAAAAATCTGATATAATTGACAACATAACTGAAAAAGCCAAAAGTGCAGCTAGTAAATTTAAAGGTGGAAGAGCATCAGGAGAAATTAATACCACCGATGTTACTTCAGCAATTAAAAGCATAAAGGAAGCGTTTTCAAGTTCAGATACTTAAGAATAAATTTAAAAACTAAATAAAAAAGATGGTTAATCAATTTTTTAAAACTCAGAAACTTTCGCCAGTAGATTATAATGGTTTGGTAACTGAACAACACTTAGGGTTCATGTACATGACAGAACCTGTACTAATTGATAAAGTAATTACTCAACTTTATCCAATTGCTAATGCTCAAGCTATCCAAACTTTTATGGAAACTTTTCCAATTAAAGAAGTTGAAACAGAAAATGGTTTCTACGAATGGATGCTTCAAGGCAATCACGAGAAAAACGTACCTCTTTTAGATTGGTATGATGTTAATGAAAATAAGCCTGATAAAGCAGGTGTTGGTAAAAGCCAGTTCTTTCTTGTTTTTCCAGAACCTTATTTTGAAGAGTACAACGTCCTTAAATCTGACAAACAAGAATATCAACTTTTAGTCAAAGGTGTAGAACAAATTGGTTCTAACTTCCGTTACTTAGTTGAGTTGTTAACAGGTAGCGATGAATTCTTTATGCCAGCAAGTTTGCTTTACATTGGTTCTCGTTGGGCTAAGTTTTACAACATGGCTGCTGATCAATTCTCAGATCGTGGTGCAGAAGCAAATTTTACTTCTCCTTTTAGAATGAGAAACCGTAATGGTCAAATGCGTATGCAATACAAAGTTACTGGTTCAATGATCGAACAAGGTGGTAACTATCCTTTGCTTACAACTTTTCCTAATGGAATTAAAACTTTTATTAACTATCAAGATATTGTAACTCACTCGCAATTTGGAGGGCAAAAAGCAAATGCATTTATGTATGGTCTTGCTAACTTTAATACTAATGATCAAATTGGAAACAAATCCATTAATGGTAAATTTCCAATGGGTCGTGGTGCAGGTTTCTTTGAGCAAATTGCTCCTTCAAA